TAATAATAACATTGGAACTGTCATTAGAAAATGTCGTATGAGCAAGCAAGGGAGAGCAGGATTATTGTCAAGAGATTATATTGCTGGTGAAGCTGATCGAGTTCGTTATGAAGGTGGACCAGACTATCCAGGAATTGCATGGGCATCATCTTTCAATCAAAATGATGACAACACAGGATCTTTTGAAAGATTTTTAGTTCGTAGATCTATTCTTTATTGGGAAACTGGTGATTCTGGTTATCAAACAGACCAATGGTTTCATGGCGATCCGTTGCATCTTGAGGCAAGTCGTGGTCCTAATAATGGGGTTCAAGATGTAGAGTTTTACTTTAGAGAAGCAGACGCTGCATTTGCATAAATAAAATGAAGGGAGAGTAAGGTTTCATGTCAAGACTCAATGTTGATAGAATCTCTGGTCTAACTGCTGGTAGTGGATCTCCAGAGTTGGCAATTGATTCGTCTGGTCGTTTCAGCTTTGATAACGGCACACTTTACGTTGATAGTAGCAATGATAGAATCGGTGTCAAAACAACCACTCCAGCAGTTGCTTTGGATCTAGGTAGCACTACCGATGCGATTATCATTCCAAAAGGCACTACTGGACAAAGACCAACAACAGCATCTCAAGGTATGCTGCGGTATAATACCTCAACTGGTAAAGTTGAAGTATATGATGCTACTGCTGCTTGGGCAGATGTAGGTGGTGGTATTCCTCCAATGAATGATGATACTGCAGGATCGGTTCTGCGTTGTCGTCGTAAATCTGGAGTTGACTATGATAATAACCTTATCAGAAATGATGATACATATGAAGCATATTGGACGCATGATCTAGATTCTAACTATCGTCTAGAAAACCCTACTCAATATCCATTTAGATATATTATCAACCGTGGTTATACAATCGCTGGTTATAAAGATGCTGCTCCTTACAGAAATGGTAATAGAACTACTCACCCAAATGATGTAACACTTTCTCTTGGAGATGTTATTGATAGATCTGCGGCATATATTGGAGGATCGCACAACGGAGTAAATCTATTCGTTTATAACTGCCAGAATGCGTGGTTGCCAGCTGTTGCTAATTCTTGTTCGTTCTCTATGATTACTGAAACTAATCGTGGACAAAATAGTAACTGGAACACCAAGAGAAATCGTACTTATGCTGGTGCTTGGATTGATTTTCTAGGAAATCAATGGTATACAAATAATGGTAGAAATAGAGCCTATATTACATCTGGAGATGGCAATACAGATCGTCATGATCTCAATACTGAGGTTATGATGACTGACGTTGGTGGTGCTATTTCTCACGTTTCACACGCTGAAGGAGAATACTATGCGTGGGTCAATACGGGAGCCTTTAGATTTGAATTTTCTTCAGAAACTTACTCTGCCTGGTCTAACTTTGCTCCAGTCCCTACTAATGATGGTTTTGCAAAACATATGAGAACCAGAATTGGTTTCTTCTATTGTTCTGAAGGAAATAATACGGCGCGTGGTGTCTCTAAGCGTCGTGATTCTGATGCAGCAGTTCTAAAAACAGGTATTGAAAAACCAGAAAATGGTGGAGAAGAAAACCTTCATACTGGAATGAATAGAGGGTATTCTATCTCCAATTATAATGGAGCACAAAATAATAATTCTTGGATTTACTTTTTCTATGTTGATGCAATCAGATTTGCTGATTCTATTATCACTTATAGAAAGGGTATTCCTGGATCTTCATCTGGTGTTGGTAGAGAAGGTGGAGACATGATTGGTGCTGGTGTTCAACCAAGATCATTCATGACTTATACTGGTTCTGGTTATCAAGCCCCTTATACTCAAGGTACTGCACTTGCCGATGGTACTGGTCCATATGGTGGATTTGGTTCTTACTAATAGGAAATAACAATGCGTACATATTTTTTAGCAAAAGTAGGAAATTGGATGAACTCGATGCCCCAAGAGTTTATCAATTATGGTAGTAATTTAGGATGGATTTCTAGTTCTTTAGACTCTGAAAATTTTTCTGTATTTGAAGAAATTTATCGGGTCACGAATACAAATTCAAGATATTACTTATTGAATGAGATTGTAGGATCTAAAGGATTTCGATCATTTTCTGAAGTAAGAGAAAATATCAAGGTTCTATCTACAGATCTTGAACTTGGTAAAGTATTGATGAATACTGCTACTGGAGATGCAGTAACTGAAGATGAAGATATTGAATTGCAAACATCGTTTGGAAATGAAACTCTTTCGTGGGATGCTGAAAAGCAAGAATTGGTAATAACTCCACCTGAAGTACACACTCCATCTAAAATAGAAATCAAATTTGATCAACAACGTCATGATGCTGCTGTATTGGCAATGAAAGTTGTTGCTAAAGCAGTTATTGAAGAAGAATATGACAAACGTCTCATGCTTCTAGATCTGAATACTAATCTTGAACAGGCAACATTTGAATATCAAATCGAAGATGCAAATGCATACAAACTAAATCCAGAGGGGAATTATCCATTTTTGAGTGCTCTTGCTGAGGCAAGAGACTTGACACTGGATGAACTTTCTACTATAATTATCACTGCCAAGGATAGACATAAAGCAAGAGTTACACAATTACTTGTATCCATGAATGAAGTAAAAGCTAAGTATAAATTTTGCACTACAACTGCTGAAATGAATCGTTTCTATGAAGATTATTTGGGTGTTCACATGCCAATGACTCAAGCAATTGAAGATGGAAGAATTACATTTGTTGATGGACAAGAAGTCAGACAAGAGGTAAACAAGGGTTACAATTTCTAATATATAATATAACAATGGTGATTTGAATGACATTATCAAAAGAGCAAATTCTTGATTATTCTGTAAGATATGCAAGTGGACAAACAAAATACCAAAATGAAGTTTTTGTTAGTCACAGCCATGTAACAAAGTATCGTCAAGTTAGGCAAGCATTGCTTGAACTTGAAAATAGAACTCACTCGCTCAAAAAAATTGAATTTGAAATTGAGCGTGAAAAAGTTCATCGTGATCATATTGAGGAACGTCTTGCTAATTGTGAGTCAGAGTACGAACGTAAACTTTTAGAAATCGATCACAAAGATAAGTGTATCGATATTGAAATTGCAGAAAGAAAATATATTCGGCAAACCAAAGAGTCTGATGTTTTCATTGATCTAGTACGACAGCACTGTGCTACTGAAGAAGATCTTCTGCGTTATTGGAATGATGATGAAGAAGAAGAAAAGAAATACTGGATTGCCCGTATGGGTAAACAAGCAGCAATGGATATCATGTCATTTGGTAGAATTAGTGTTGGTAATCTAGACTCTATTTCTATGATGCCCGAAGAAGATCAACTCAAGGCACTTTCAGTTGGATTCCAATATAGTAATCTTCTTGGTGCTCAATTACAGAAAATTGAAAGGGCATTGGCACCTACTGCTAATAAACTACTGAGAGATCCTAACAATTTCAGACTTCCAACCTGGGATGGAATTGAAGAAACTCTAAATATTCCACTACATGAAATGATCAGCGGTGGTGACAATCCAATTACTGCTATGCTGGAGGGTAGTGAAGAAAAAGAATGAGTTATTTTTATTATGATGGTCCCAACACTCCAATGGAACCAACTGTGCATAAGGTGTTTCCAACGTGTTTATTTGAATTTCCGTGTTTCGTTGATGAGCAAAATGATATTATCAGAGATCTAAACTCTAGGTGGGCAACAAGAGAAATAGAAAAAGCATTTGATCAAGAATCGTATCAGACTGAAGATACCCTTGACAAAGAACCCATCTATCACAATTTTTGTATCAAAGTTATAACAGCAGTACAAAGTGCCTGGTCAGAGTATGGTTACACATCCATCAAACCATATATCACATCAATGTGGGCAAATTCATTAGGTAAGAATGCATCAATTCAATCTCATTGCCATAGTAATTCATTTTTTTCTGGAGTTTGGTATCCTGAGGATGTAGAGATTGATTATGCTACTAACGGCGGTGCCATCAAATTTATAGATCCAGTAAAAAGATATACTATTATGCCTCAAGTTAGAGGACTAAATGATATCAACATGGGCGAAATTATTATACGTCCAAAAAAAGGTTTGCTACTACTATTCCCATCCTGGTTGGAACATGGTACAATACCTAATAGGTACGGCACAGAACCAAGGTTTAGTGTATCATTCAATATTTGGATGAGAGGTGACCTTGGTTATAATTATGCACTCAATCGGTTGAATTGCTCATGAAAGAAATTATGGAAATATTTCCCATATCAATTGGGAAATATAAAATGCCTCAAAATGGGATTGATGATGTCAAGCAAAAATGTTTTGATGTTCTAGACGAATATGGTGATCAACAGTATGTAAAAATAAATGGTGAATCAGATCAACTCACACATTATTTCAACAGGTACAATCAAAATCTCCTTTCTACAGGATTATTTGATAAATTTGAAGAGTGGATCAAACAATGCTCTCTTGATTTTATCAATGATGTACTTGGTTACAAATGTGAGAACGTAATCATTACAGATTGTTGGTTGAATAAGTGTGATACTGGTGGACATCAGTTTGCACATGTTCACAGCAATTCGTATATTTCTGGTACATATTTTGCTAATTTTATTCGTGGTAAACACCCACATTTGTCATTCCAAAATGGAAACATGATCCCTGGAGCATCATGTAAACCATATATTGAACTAGCAGAATGTAAACAAACAAAATATAATTCTGGTGGTGCAATTATAGATCATGGCGAAGGGGATTTATTGTTATGGCAATCTAATTTGGTGCATGGTTATGACGAAAACTATGCAGACTCTAGAATTAGTATTTCTTTCAATGTTTTGCCAGAAGTATTTGAAACACGAGGATCTTACACATTCAAGGTAACAAGATATGACACTAAATTGGATTGATGAAGAGAAATTTCTGAAAGCAGTTCAAATCAATCCAGAAACAAAACTGGTTGAGGTGAACATTGATGGAATGAACTCATTCAAAATGTATCAAAATTTTTTATTGAATCCAGATCTGTATGTTCAGATTATGGAACAATTTCCAGTTATTTCTTCTCAGTGGAGAAAGACTGGTGGATTTGCTCCTGGTTGGCGTCAAGAAATCCCACCTTGGGCAGCAGCAACTATTATGGAACGTATTCGTCAAGATGTTGATTTCATGCCTGTGCGAATATTCAATAACATATTTACAGGTGATATGCCAATGGTTGATAGATCACATTTGCCACATGCTGATGTATTTACAGATCCTGAAGGCAATCTAAATGTTATCAACTTTGTATTCAATCTGTGGATGTGTCAAGGTATTGGGGGGACTGCATTCTGGCGCTGGCGTGATAAAAAATATGTTACTGAACTCAATAAAGAAGAATACGAGGAGATTTTCCCCGAGACCGATTATAAAGTAACAAAGTGGGAATGTTTTCGTGGTGATGAAAACTGGCAACTTGACACCATTGCTCCTATTGAATATAACAGTTGTTTGATTTATGATGGAGGATATTTCCATTCTCCATATATACCAGAAGAAACATTTTTAGATGAACATAGATACTCATTAGTTGGAATGGGGATACGTCATGAATCAAATCACTAAACTTTTTTACCAAGAGAATGATCCAAAAACTCCATTTGCAGTTTCATATTGTGTCAAAGTATGGAATGAAGTAATTCTTACACCTGAAGAATGTAAGAGTCTTACTACTCATATTATTGAACAAGAAATGGATATTATTAGTAAGAATCCTGAGTACAAAAATGATGGAGGGACTGGTCTTGGTCCAAATTCTATCACTGCAAAGTTTCAAGCATATAATATGCTTCAGTGGGAGCATCCAGTATGTCAAACAATCAAGGATAAGTTAGCATATGGAGTCAACTTGATGGCTCCTGATTTTGAAGAACCCGTTTATGCTCAAATGTGGGCAAATGTATTGAGATCTAGACAAGCAATAAAACCCCATCAACATGCGTGTGATGAGTATAGTTTTTTGTCTGCAAATATAACTTTACAAGCACACAATACACAAACTGTGTACCAAAATCCATATGGACTAAATAGTGTTGCTTTTGACAATGTACCTGGTACAATTACAATGTTCCCTGAATATATCATTCATTGGACTACATTGCATGAGTTACATGTACCAAGAGTCACTCTTGGCGTAGATCTTTTGCCAGAGAGTGCAGTAGATGCTCATCGTACACACAAATTAGTTAGGATAGTTTGAGGTGAAATCATGTATGAACTGGATAATTTTGAAAAAGCACTTGCTCACTTCGGTACGAGAGTTAGTCTTATCTGTGCGTTCGAACTTGGCGGAAAAATTGATGCCGCAACAGCATACAAAGAAATCAAAGAAGAACTCAAAGAACTCAAAAAAGCTAAAAAGTCTAGCGGAAAGGACTTGTAGCAAGTGTGGGAAGACCAAACCACTTGACAGTGACCACTATCAGGTGGTAAAATACTTTCGCAGTGGATTTTCATATTACTGCAATAAATGTAATGCTCCAAAACCTAGGGAACCAAAAGATGACAAACATTCTGATAAACGTCAAGCATCGTGAGGACTTTGGACACGATTATTACTGTCAGATTATAAACCTGGGCAGACATTGGCCTAGACCACTGAAGAAACGTTCTGTGCTACAATTTTCTCTATCATGGAACGATCATCCTAGTTGGCCTTACATTCAAATTAGTAGTGGAAATGGTGGACTGCTTGGCATTATGATTTGGGTTTATAAGTTTGGATTTGATCTAGACTTTATGGCCAGGACTTGGAACTTTAGGACACTTGAAAAACTGTCCACAGCACCTGCTCCAGACCCCTGGACTGGTGTATAATATATCTGTAAACAACAATCGTTATGACTTACAAAGCAACTCTCAAAGTCCAGTTTGATACTGAATGGAGTTCTACCCATTACAGCAGTGGTTTTGATGATACGATGCTCCCCGAAGAGCATTACACTTTTGAGGTTCCTGCCGAAGACCTTTCCACTCTTCAACTGTTTCGCTTCTTTGCAACTGTTGCTCGTACAATGGGTCACGATGACATCAACATCATGAAAGGTGCTTGTGGTGTCGCATTTGGTGAAGACCGCAGCGAAGAAGATATGCGTAAGGTTGCTGATTACTTTGAACTGACTTTGGGTGAAGACCTAAAGAAGAAGTTTGAGGATATGCAACAGGCAGAAAAAGAGTGGGCACGACTGGAAAGAGGTTTTATGGCGGGAACTGTACTGACTGATGAAGAACTCACAAACCTGGAGGAAGGTCAATGAAAAGAGTGACTGTAAGACCTAAATCTAGCAAGGCAAAGAACCGTCTTGCTAACTCCATGGATGGTAATCCTATCTGTGTTGTTGAGCAAGACAAAGGAGATGGTATGCTGTTTCTTGTTAGTGAGAACCAGAAATACTGCTTCTGGGTCAATGTAAGCGAAGATTGCCACTGGGAAACTGAATGGGAGGTGCTATGACCAAAACGAGAGGATCTTGGGTTTATAATGAAGACGGAACAATAGAACCATCTTCGCTTCATTGGAAACGAAAGTTATTTTCAACTTCATTTAGAAAGTGGGATAATAGAACTAAACAATACAAGTATGTAAAGTATGGTTCTGAAGAGCATAAACAAATTCTTTCTTATAAAGGTGGTGGTAGAAGAGTTTCTGCTGCTCCAGTTCAAGTTCCAAGGTCAATTTCTGATAAATGGTATTTGTCTGAAGAATGGAAATCGTGTCGCAAAGATTATCTTTGTAATTATTACAAACTCAATAAAAAAAGAGTATGTAATTGTTGTGGAAAATCTGAAGAAGAAGTAAAAATGCATGTTGACCATATTTACCCAGTAAGAAGATATTGGAATATGAGATTGGAACACACAAACTTACAAAATATGTGTGAAATTTGTAATTTGCGAAAAGGAAATTTTATGGATAATGCAATTGCTGAACGACGACTTATCAAAAAAGATAAAAAATGGGTTATTCTTGAAGTCAAACAAGAACCTTTTGTCTGTCCTGACTGGTTGAAGGATGATACTCCATTTGACTGGAAAGTAGAAGAACCACAACCAAAAAAATTAGAAATTCTTTCTATCAAAAAAGTGGAGTAAACTTACCAATGACCAAAGCAGAAAAAGTAATTCTAGCATTCTGGGACTCTCATCAACAAGAAAGATCATACTGGCATCGTGATGGTGTTGCTGCTGCCTTGCGTGAGGTAGTCAATCAAGTTCTTCCATACAGTCCAAATGACACATTCACTGCCTGGAAACAGGAAGTGCTAAAAATCGCTGATGAAATTGAGGCAGTACAATGAATCTCTATATTATCAGCAATGTTCTTTGGGATGCTACTCGTGGAATGTGTGTAATTGCTGCTGAATCTATGTCTCATTGTGAAGAGATTTATGTGAAAAAGTTTGAGCATTGTGAGATGTGGTCAGGTGATGAGATTATTGACGCACAAACAGATTTTAAGGATGCAACATTTCAGGTGATTGAAAACATCAATCATCCCGCAGGTGTTATTAATTATGTTTTTGGAGGAGGTTGAAATGACTGACGAACAAATTGAAATGCTCCGCCGTCTTATTCAAGATGAGATTGAAGTTGCTGGTGTTGATGGTATGGAACACGGTGTATGGGGATGGATGGATAGTCAATTAGACAAACGATGGAAACAATTTCAGGAGAGTTTCAATTCTCAAGAAGAAACTGAATGGAATGAGACAGGAGACGGAGTTTAAAATGACTACCAGAGCCCTACAAATCCTAGAATCCACAATGGAACTCACACTACGACCCAAAAGTGAAGACCGACAGAAACTGATTGCCCGTGTAATCAACGAAGTTGCTGATCGGTTATGCACCGATTGTGGAGAACTTGAAGACCCTGTTGAGGTTTTGCGTGAAATTGCTGATGAAGTGGAGGCATTATGACTGACACTAAACGATTAACATTGTGGGAAATCATGCGAGACAATCTCGGATTCTCTATTGATATGTGTGATGAGATTGTAGATGCTGTTGAGGAGTGGTTGCCACCAATTCATGATACTAATAGTTATAAGTGGAATGAGTGTATCAAAATGATGCAGGAGAAACTACGATGACTGAAAACGGATTTGACGATTGGTTCTATGAAATGGAAGGTTTCGGTCTCCGTTCTGAAAGATGTGCAAGTGACTTTGATGCACAAAATTGGAATACAATGGTAGAATGGTTGAGGACTGCATATCAAATGGGGTATGAAAAAGGACAGGAGGCATAACAGTGACTGAGAAGGACAAAATTTTTCGTAATGTCTGGTGTTGTGCCTATCAACGAAGATATAATGCTATGGTTAAGAAAAACTGGGAGTTATATTATCGTGAACATGAAACAATATTGATGTGTCTTAGCATAGCAAAATGGACAACATTCAGTACAAACTGAACAATTGCAATTTATATCATAAAATTTTTGTATAAATTAAAACTTTGATATATACTGCAGTTATATTCATGAACACACATGTCAAGCTTTGATTATTCAACAGAAGTTACACAAGACGAAATTACAGGACAATATTACATTTCAATTCCATATGATCTGATAGAAGAGCTTGGATGGGAAGAGGGGGATATTGTGGAGTGGGAATATCACGATTACAATGAAGAGCCTGGTTTAAGACTACATAGAGTAGGCGAATAAAATTGAAATTCCATTCTGAATTATGGCAAAGAAAAAAAAGATAAAAACAGATAACATGAAACCGCGTGCTGCGGTTAATATGGAAAAAACAATTTCAACTGTTAATCCAAACCCCCCTAATCCTAATAATAATCCACCAATTACAATTTCTGGCATTATTAAAAATGTTTATAATGAAGTTGGTGTTCCAGCCTATAGTACTTTATATGGAACAGATTCAAATGGCATCCCCTTGAGGGCGATTACTAACGCACAAGAAGATCCTTTAATGATGCGTTATGAATATCCAACTGTATATGGCAGCAATGATTTTGATGTATCAGCTGGTGATGAAGTATATGGTGATAACATTTTAAATAGAGATTATTATTTTCAACAAGATACCAAATCAATTAACAACGGCAAAATAGTTATTCGTAGATTTGAAAAAAAAGGTAAACCATATATTACATATGATGAAGAATATTTCAATCATATTTTTAATTGGCCAACATCACATACATTACGATCTCGCAAACTTGGCGGATTTATTAAAGAAATAATTACTACTACTATAACAACCCCAGGAGCCCCTGGCGCCACTCCAACTGCACCAGTCCCACCGACAATCAGTTCATCTAGTGTTACAAACATATATCCAGTTGCGGCAACACTTAATGGACAGTTTAACTTACAAAAAGTTCAAAGTAGTCTGTATTATATTAATGATGATTGGACATATACTGAAATTCCATTAAATGCAGATGGTACAGTTAATAGCGAAACGGTTACAGACAGAATTGGTAAACCAGTTTTGTATCATGGAGGAACAGATAATAATAGTATCTTTTTTAATTACGTTGTAGACACTACAAATATAAATGAAGTTGCAACAAGTAATCTAGTAGCCATTGGTGATACAGTAAATGGTGCAACTATAACTAATATTGTCAATTATTTGGTTGATACTGCACTTAAAAGAACTGCCTCTAGATATCCAAAAAAAGGTGAAGTAAATATAGATATTACACAGACCCAATTTTTAGCATTAGATTCTAGTTATACAGTAGCAGATTTTAATAATACAAAAGCTTGGTTAAAATTAAATGAAGTAGATGGTATTACTAAGGGTAATACCATCTCTGGAAAAGGAATTCAGTCTAACACCTATGTTACTGGTGTAGATGAATCAAGAAATAAAATTTATATTTCAAAAACTTTATCTGATAAAAAAGTAAAATTAATTAGAGTATTTGATGATGCAATCAATAAAGTAAATAAAAGCACTTTATGTTATGCAGAAATTTCTGGAACATCTGTAAACTTTAGTGCAGATACTGATTATAGTGTCACTAGAAATAATGCGTCAACTGGTATTACTATACGTGTAAGGGCAGGAAAAGGCGTTAAGAATAGATCTGCAATCACTGGTGTATATTTTAGTAAAAATAAAAAAGAACTTGAGTATGTACCAATTTTTTATTCGGCTGATTCAAATTGTCAAAAAAATACATTAACAGATAATAACGGCACATATACACTCGGTACAGTAATTTGGAATGATAACACCAGACTTGAGAATAAGTATTTGATGACCAATCCAAGTGCTGGAATTGCATATTCAATTTCATCATTTTATCTCTCATTTACAAATGCACCGATTGATAAAGAAACTCTTGAACGAATGATAGATTCATATAATCAAAATACTAGTGTATTGGACTTATATAATAAAATTAACGAGTATGTAAAAACAGTAATTGGTAGTAGACGTGCTGCAGGTGTTTTTGATGATATCTGTAGGGATGAAATTTTTGTAGAGTACTTTCAAGCATATAATCCACTTATTGAAGTTAACACCTTTACGAGCAATATTGGTCAAATAAACTCTGCTGTCGGAGATGACTGTGTAACAAAGTTACCTGCATTTGAATCATATTCAATTGATGAATCGAAACAAAAAATTGAATCTATAATTAATAATTCTGTACAAAACTCTATTATTTTGCCAGATGAGTATTATAAAAAATTAGTATCTAATAAAGATTCTTTAATGAATAGACTTACTGATGCATCAAAATTAGTACAAGATTCTACTCCAAAACAAACAAAAATCAATAACCTTCCACCTAGTATTGAGGGAGAAGATAGTTCTGGAGTTCGATGGTTGACTGAAAACTTTAGAGATCTCCCTCCTGCAATGGATAGAGTCAAATTTTTTGTTAATGATATTTCTCTCGCATCAGATAAAGATTTAGATCCTACTCTGAATTTAGATCCGGCAACAACAGTCAATCAACCAAAAATTATTATACGTTCCAGACCATGTTGGACTTGGGGTGGAGAAAACTCAATTCCAGTTGGTATTAATGGATATACGCCGTTTATTGCTACTATTGGATTAAATGTTGATGTAGATAGTAATAACCATGTAAATAGTATTACTACCTTTCCTGGTAGTATTAATAAACAAAATGAAACGATTATTTCAGGCAATCAAACGATCACAATATCTAGATCTTGGATTGAGCCAACACCAAAAACAGCTAATGACAATATTATTTTTGGGGAAAAGAAAAAAACTTATCAACAAGGTGGATATATCAAGGCGACAAATTGGACTCTTCCTCCAGAACTAAGAGATTTAGATCATAAAGAACGTACTGAAGATAGTGATATAGAAAATCCAACTGTATCAATTTATCCAAAGCAAGTTTGGATGCCAAATATAAATTATCAAATAGATTATCATAAAATGTTTTCATTTAGAACAGAAGAACTTTCTGAACTTTTAGGTGAAACTATTACTAGTTTTGGCAATCCATACTTAGATAATCCAGTTAGAGCAAAATTAACTAAGACTCTAGAACCAGGAGATACTACAATTCATGTAAAATCTACAGCGGGTTTTGTTTCTTCTGGATATTTAATTATTCCAAAATACATAAAAAAATTATATACAAATGAAACTGGAAATATTAATAAAAATTTTACTTATTGCGGAGAAGAAATAATTTATTACAAATCAAAAACAGATACCAGTTTTAATACTTGTGAACGTCAATTATTTGGCACTACCGATAACTTTAATATTACAGTTCCATCGTATTCTTTAGAAGCCAATGTAATGTATAAAATTGTCACTTTAGGGGACACTAATTGGCAATCTGTTGGAGCCGGAAAAAGCCCATCAGTTGGAACTATTTTTACAGCATCTGGTTCTATTACTGGAACTGGATTAGCTGAGGTACTGGGTTCTACTACGGAAGAAGTTCCAGAGGTAAAGTTGGTTTCTGGTGTTAAATCTCCAAGTAAAATTCCTATAATGACAAGTTATGAATATGGTTTTAGTATATCTCAACATTGGGTATTTACTTTAAAGGGGAACTAAATGGGAACACCTATACACAGACTAGGAGATATCAATACAGCTGGTGCTCCAATCCTTTTTGCAAAAGCAATTACAGTTGTTTCTGCAGGAGCTCCAGTTGCAACCACAGGAGATCCAGTTGCTGGACATGGCCTCCCACCCCATTCATCGCCTGTAACGGGTCCAGGCAGTCCTATAGTACTCGCTCAAGGAGTTCCTGTAAATAGACAGGGCGATGTAGATACTTGCGGTCATTTACGAGCAACCGGCAATCCCACAGTTTTGATAGGACCTTGACATATATGGTTATTTTTGTTATAGTATAGATTCATTGAGTTAACCATATGGCAAAAGTAGGAAGTTTTAATAAGACCAGTTATGTTCCTGGCAGTCCAAAAAAGACTCGTCAAGGTCGTAGTCAACATACTCACTTGGGTGCTTCTTCCCGAAATGGACGTAAAAAACGTTATCGTGGCCAAGGTAAAGGTTAAATTGTTCGCCCTCCGCAAGGAGGGTTTTTTTATGAGGAAAAATGGCATAAATAACACTATGAGGAGATAGAAACCTCCTAAAAAGTTCTGGTAAACCAGAATTTAGAGCATTTTATGGCTACTTTTCATGTCCCAGATCATGATTATGATTATATGAAGCAAAAATTTGGTACTTGTGTGTTAATTAGTGACCCTGCTTCAGAAAAATATTTAAATATGTCCAAAAAAACTCCGGCAACAAACAGAATGGAAAGGTGGTGCGGCGGAAAAAATGGATTTGATGATTATGTAGAACGTTTTGACACTTAATTTTCAAATATCACTGCAATGATAGGATCAACTTCAATAAAAAAATCATTAACATCTGAATTTCTTGGAAAAATTTCAAGATCTTTTAAAGATATTAGCTTTAATTTTACAAGAAATCCTATCACAAATGATGTTGTGATATTAAAAAATGAAGAAGCGATCAAACAGTCTGTAAAAAACTTAGTATTAACTCAAATAAATGAAAGGCCGTTTAGACCTATTTTAGGTACAAACACCACAACTATGTTATTTGAGTTGGGCCCAGAGATTGCTGCTAACTCGTTGATTCAAGAAATTGAAGATGTATTAATTGAAAACGAACCTAGAATAGGTTTAGAAAAAATTGATGTTGAAGCAATAGATGATCAATATAAATTTGAAGTAACAATTGAGTATTTAATAGTTGGACTTCCTCCAGAAGTTCAAACCCTATCCTTTATTCTCGTTCGAGAAAGTTAATTTAGATGGAATTACCAATAGTTTCTGCCCTAGAATTTGAACAGATAAGAAGTTCAATCAA